TTGGAAATGCATTGATAAACTGATATGTTAATGCACGATCTAAGTTTTTCTCAAACTTTGAAATATACATAGATGATACCTTATAATCATCAGGATATCTCATTCGACGGTAAAATGGTTTTTGTAGATCCTCAACCTCTGACTCTGCACCACTGGTAATGTAATCCATCCATCCCTCAAATATACGAAGTAACGTATAGTCTTTATCAATATAGAAAGAAAAATCTATATCAGTGTATAATCTTGAGTGAGCAAACTCCTGTGGAACTCCCATGAAATTATCTTTCACTTCGGCAGTGGCCAACGCACTTGCTGGTAATGAGGCATCGAAACACATGATTCCCATCTCACGAGAAATAAAATCATCTGCGTTTACAATACCTAGATTATTTCTCAGGTAATTAACAATACTTGTATTAAATCCAGCAAAGTGAACTTGATATTGATTATTTAATGATAAGTTGCCAAATTTTAGTTTGGCATCCGTCATTGTTATTTTTTGTACTAGTGACACACTAAATACCTATATGACTTTGTTTTTATATATTTATGTCATATAAGGGGAGATATTCACCATCGTACCCTCAAAAGTACAAAGGTAATCCATCAAATATCATTTATCGATCCCTTTGGGAAAGAAAATTCATGGTTTTCTGTGATTTAAGTGAGAATATAGTTGAATGGGGCAGTGAGGAAATTGTGATACCATATCGTTCCCCAATTGATAATCGAGTGCATAGGTATTTTCCAGATTTTTATGTTAAACTGAGAGAGACAACCGGTAAAATCAAAAAGTATATTATCGAAGTTAAACCAAAGAAACAACTTAAACCTCCTGTAAAACCAAAAAGACAAACAAAAGGATACCTTCGTGAAGCATATGAATATGCTCGCAACCAAGCAAAATGGCATGCAGCTGTTGAATATTGTAAAGATCGTTTTTATGAATTTAAGGTGATGACAGAAGATGAACTCGGAATCAAATGAATCGTATTAGTCCAGTATTAGATCGTCTGATTGGGATTGAGGATCCTGATGAATTGATGATCGAAATCCAAGAAGTCGTAAATGACACTGCCTCTGCTCCACAAGCAGGTCAGTTTTTTGTTTTTTCATATCAACCGACATCAACTGGTAGGTATGATGCTAACCCTCTAGTTGCAGTCACTGATGTCTACTCTTGGGGATTTCGTGGAACTAATTTTCATCATGGCGAAGCACGATCATACTCCTTCTCAAATATAGTGGGAAGCACATATCGTGTATATCCTGAAGAGATTACAGACCTTCAGGCTTTACCTTTTGGTAAAATGCGTCTAAATAGTTAAAAAAGTAATATGGTTTTCGGTAGATTAAGAGAAAGATTTAACTCAGGAGGGTTTCGGTATCCGTTAGAAGCCCTGACGGAGACTACTGACTACTTAAGTTTTACGATAGTAGAGTATCAAAGTGTAAAGCAAATAAGTAGTGGAAGTTTAGTTGGATCACCCGGATCTCGTCGTATCGGGCCACAAGGAACTAAAGATAAGGCAAAAAATATATTAGGTAATATAATTCTCCAAATGCCATCTAATATTCAAGATGGTAACGCAGTTGATTACGGTGAGAGTAAAATGAATACTCTGATTGGTGCTGCTGCTGGTGTCATAGGATCCACAATAAAGGGAGCAGGTACAGCAGCTAGTGAAGCTGTGCAAAAAAAACCAGAAGAAGCGAAAAATTCAATAGCAAATATGACTAAAGATATTAAAAATGCTATTGGAACTGATCCATCTTTAATGGATGCAGCAAAACAATTTACAACTGCAAAAGCAACATCTGCTGCTTTAGGTGTATTAGGTGGTAATGTATCAACAGGTCAGTTATTAGCAAGACAGACAGGTAATATATTCAATCCCAACATGGAATTACTTTTCAATGGCCCCACATTGAGGAGTTTTAATTTTTCATTTAAGATGACACCTCGCAGTGCAGCAGAAGCAAGAGAATGTAAAAATATCATCAGATCATTTAAATTAAATATGGCACCAAAAACAAAGGGAACAGGATCGATCGGAGGATCAGGTGTTTTTCTTAAGACACCGAATGTATTTGAATTAAGGTATCGTAAGGGTAACAGTGATCACCCATTTTTACATAAATTCAAACAATGTTTCTTAACAAATATATCAGTAAACTATACAAGTGAAGGTGTGTATGCAACTTATGATGATGCCACACCAGTATCAATGACAATGGATCTTACATTTAAAGAGTTAGAACCAATTTATGATGTTGATTATGATGACGCAGATGGAGTCGGATTCTAATGTCTTATTTTAGAGAATTACCTATAATAAAATATCCATCATTTTTAAGTGATAAAAATTCATCTCTTGAGTTTTTAGAGGTTAAGAATTTCTTTCGTAGAGTTAAACTAAGAGAAGATCTTCAAAATACATTAACTATATTTGATAAGTATGAAATCCCAATGGGAGATCGACCAGATAATGTTGCAGAAGATTTATATGGGTCAGCAGAATTAGATTGGGTTGTAATAACTTGTGCAGGTATAATCAATATTCGTGATGAATGGCCTCTGAATAGTGCTGAAATCTATGATTTTTCAGTCAGAAAGTACGGAACTGCTTTAAATGATATGAGATATTATGAAACGAAAGAAATTCGTGATAGTGAAGGTCATCTTGTGCTCCCTAAAGGAAAAAGAGTTAACGAAAGTTTCAGTGTAAAATACTATGACAACACACTGGCAACCTATGTTACTAAATCTGGAACTAGCGTCTCTACTGGGATTACAAACTATGTGCACGAAACAAGATTAAATGATGATAAGAGATTTATATTTGTTCTTAAGGAACAATTCTTACAAGAGTTTTTAAATGATTTCAGAGATATTATGATATATGGAAAGTCATCACAATTTATAAATGACACAACGATTCAAACAGAGAATTTAAATATATCCATGCCATAAAAAAAGGGAGGTTGCCCTCCCAAGTGTTTTAATTTTCAGCAAGTCGTTGGAAATACGATAGTGTATCATCGTCTTCAATTTCACTTGAACTTGAAGAGACAGATGAAACTGTTTCTCTTGTCTCTGCGACTGGAGTTGTTTCATACTCTTCCTCAACCTCTGGATCTTGATCTACTGGTTTTGCACCTCTCTTTCCAAGAACATACTCTAAACGAACTTTAAGTTCATCATATGTCTTGAACTGATCTGGGGCAACAAACTCAGAGAGTGATGCTTCTTTCTTCCAGATTGATTCCATTGCATCATCATCATCTAATAATGGTGATACAGCAGCAAACTCACTTGAGTCATAGTTACGATATCCGGCAACATTCTTTGCCTTCAATTTGAAGTTAGCACCCTGCCAAAAATCGAATGGATCGATTGCTTCCTCATCCTCAAACTCAGGTTGCATTGCTGCAGTGAGTTTATCAAAGATTTTCTTTCCATATTTGTATAAGAAAGTCTTACCTTCGTTCTCAGGATTTGCAGGATCTTTCACAACATAGATGTTGGAAATATAGGTCAATTTGCGTTTCTGCTTTCTTGCCATTTCCTTACCGGCATCAGTTCCATTATTCCACAACTGGGAATTATATTCTGATACTGGGTCTTTCTGACCTAATGTGGTCAAACTGTTTTCGATATACCATCCACCTGAGCCTTGAAACGCATGTGAATATAATTTAACGAACGGAAGATCTTCACCTTCGGGTGCAGGTAGAAAACGAATAACAGCATAACCGTTACCACTTTTGTCTACATCTAGTTTCCAGAGACGTTCATCTCCAGAAGCACCGTTGTTGTTCATCTTCTCGACTTCCTTAACTAACTTTGCAGTTAAAGAACCTAATTTAGATTGCTTTTTTAAATTAGCAAAAGACATTTGGATTACCTCGGATAATTTTAGATTTTGGTAGATTTACTTAGATATTATAACAGAGACATATTATTTGTCAATAGACACTCTTAGAGTTTCTATTGTCTTTCTTGCTTCATCGAAGAAAGAATTGACATTCATGTCTACAGGAAAACCCATCATCGTGAATGAGGACTTCATTGTGTTTAATAATTCAATAGCCTCAGGATCATCTGATAGTGATAATCTTGCATACATTATTTTTTGTTTGTCAAGCAAGTCAGTGAGTTTGTCAACGTGTTGCAATTTTTCCTCGCGAGACATGGTAGGAAAGTTAATGACATTTCCATAAATCTCCTGTTGGAGTTTACCGATTGCCTCTAGTTCTTGACGAACTAGATCTGACTCAAAAAACTTACCCATTTACTGTTTCTCTTAGAACTTTTTTATATTGTAACACATCTATATTTATGAAAGGAGCATACTTCCTGATCTTCATACTGACGGTTTCCCACACAGGGTCAGTGAGTTTTTTGTCAAATTGACTACAAAATCCAAACACTTTTTCAAGTATTACCACGGTTTCAAGATCGATATGCTCACCCAAGTATTGTTTTAGTATAGGAGGATGGCCATTTGCACAATCAAACAATTCATCAAGGTCATATTCTTCAAACAGTTGTGTGATCTGTTCTTTAAAGATGTAACTAAGACTTTGTTGTTTGCGTGACCACTCTGAGTATGTTCTTTCACCTGAGTTGATAATCTCACCGATCCATAGACTCGATGGATTATTTGCGGTCACAAAATTTGATACAAGAAAATCAACAATGTCTTTATCAGGATATTTTCTTGATGTCTTTTCAAACCAATACTTATCTTTTCTCTTGTTGAAAGCAGTTATCTTTGCTCTTGATCTTCCTCCATACTTAAAGTAATCATACCTTGGGCTGGAAAAATGATTTTTAATAGAAAGATATGTTTGGTAGGTTTCAAAGGGTGTCACTTTCATCATCATCCTCACTTTCTAATTCTTGTATTGCATCGACAGGAACTTCA